CGAGATCGTGAGAGCAAGCCGGAAACGATGGCCGAACAGGGCTCTAGAGAGGATCCGCAGGTGGTTCGCTCGGTTTGGTCTTTAGGCCGGGAGCGCGTGGCCACGCGCGTTCAGCATGGGGTTGCACCCCATACCCCAACATCCGCTTAGCAATGAATCGCTAGCCGTCACATGGCCGTCAGACCAGCGGGCTTTGCGTCCACCGCAGCAGCCGGCGCAGACCCAGGCCCATGGCCGTACAGCACCACCGGCTTGTCAGGCGCACCAGACTGCCGAACAGGCGCGTCACACACCACGGCACGCACGTCCTTGCCCCACGCCAGGAAGCCCACGCAATCCGACCGGGGGTTCCATTGATAGCCGACCTTCACGAGCTCATCGCTGGTGAGCTGCGTTTGCACGGCGCCACTGATCGCGACCGCAAAGGTATAGACGATCCGGCCGCTCATACGCACCATGCCAGTGAGATGGAGCGACTTTCCAGCATACGGCTCAGGAAGCGCAGGCTCGACCGGAGCGACCTCCTTCACGGTCTTGCCAGGCGCTTCCACTACGCCCTTAGCAGGCGGGTCTAGGTCGCGTTTCAGCCGCTCCAAATCGGTCTTTCCGTCCGCCTTGACATAGGCCCCCTTAAAGCCCGGCGAGTTGTCTGGCGTCCGCGTGTTGAACCACACCGCAAAGGCCACGCCACATGCCGCCACGCCCCACATTGCACGCGTCCAGCGCTTGATCTTCACGGAGAGCGGTGCAACGTCAGTGGCGCCCGCCTCGAGCACCGAATTGCCCTGCGTATGGCTCTTGTAGAGAGTGAAGAAATGCGGCTCGTACTTGCGCACACTCTCTTGAATCACAGCACCTCGATAGCCCGCATGCACCTTCCGGATGTACTCATCGCTGCGGCCCAAGATATCGGCCTTTCGAACCTTAATGACCATCGCCATCAGTTCCGCAATGTCCTGCGACATCTGCCGAAAATTTTGCGTGGCCAGCAAGATATCGTGGTTGAAGTGGCGATGCAGCTTGTAGTACTCGGCAACAGCTTTATCGGTGCCGATCTTGGGCATCGCCACATGGCACTCATCGATCACGAACAGCGGCCCCTGCCCGGTCTTCGGGTGCTTCCAAGGTGAGTAGTAGCACCAGACCGTGCCAAAGCGGTTGGCACCCTCTCTGGCAGGCTCTACATGCCCGTCCTCGAACAGCTTGAAAGCCTCACCCTGCCCCGTCTCAGGATCAATCCCTTCGGCATCCCACACGCCGCGCACAGGCGACGCTGCATAGCGAAGCTCAATCAGCGACGCATACGCCGGATCGATGGCCCCGTAAGCAGTGACCACGAGCGGCAGATTCGTGATGACCATCCGCCCTTGCTTAAGCGCCTGAAGCACCTGAAAAACCGCAGCCTCATAGCTCTTGCCCGAGCCCGGAATTCCCTGCAATCCATTGATCATGATCCGAGCCTTGTGAACGGTATGAGTTGCAGCACGAGCCGAATGCCGATCGCGGCGACGATGATGCCGATGCACGTGCCGGCACCGAGCAACCCCAGGATGTTGAGAATCTCACCGGGAAGGTTCCCAGCCTGCGCCGCATAGCTTTCCAAGCCCGAAAGATCGAGAGACGAGATTGCCGACAGAACGATCTTCATGACCTGTTCAAACGGCCAGCACCACAAGTCGCGCGCTATGTCCCACATCGCAACCCAGCACTTGACGAACAGTTGCCCGATCCAGACCAGCACTGCCGCGATCTTCGCGAACAGCATCGTGAATGCAGCAGCCATGACTAGCCTCCGAAGATGAGCGCACGCGCCAACAGCAGCGCACTGAGGATCAGGATGGCCTTCGCAAAGTCCCAAATCGAACAGGGCGGAGCCACATCGTGGACACCGAATTGCGCCCACTCAGCAAGGTTGAGGTTCAGCGGCCAACTGGGACACGTACCACCGTCACCGACGTTCGGCATCAACTTTTGGGCGAGCGAGCCAAGGGAGGTGCCCTTGATCTGATCCTTGTAGTCGTTCCAGATACCTTCCATGCCGTTCGGGTACTTGCGCACGTACAGATCAGGCACAGGAGGCAGCGCGGTATCGGTCGGGGCCGCCTCTTGCGTCTCGCTAGAACCAGCCTCAGGCGGCGCCTCCGTGGTGCTGGAAGAGACAGTGTTACCAGCAGCGTCGCGCGTCACCGTTGTCGTGTTCTGAATCGCCGTTACCTGCGGCCCGTTATAGGTGTAGTTGGTCGTGTTGGTGATCGTGGTGGTGAGCGTTTGACCGCCAGGGCTGGTGCTCGTTGTCGTACTCGTGGAGCTTGGCGAACTCTCAGGGCCGGTGATCGTCGGTGAATCGATTTCAACCTGACCGCCCCTTTCCAACATGTCGCGCAGAGCTTCCAGCGCCTTCGCTGCATTCGCCGGGTTCTTGATCGCCGTTTCTAGCTTGTCATCCATCTGGTCGCGAGTGATATCGCGATACTGAACGTCCTCTACAGGAGCCTCAGTGCGGCAAGAACCGTCCGGCCAAACATACTTGCCCGCCGCACAGCCAGACGCTTGTGAGTTGATGCCTTGATTCCACGTACCGGTGTTCCCACTTGGCGCGACCCAATCCATGGCACAAGTCTCGTTCGCTGCGTTGTACCTTGTCGCTGTCACGTCCGAGAAGCTGGAGCTATACCCAGCAAGCAAGCCGGGCTTGCCGCCGACACAAGACGCCTCCTTCGAGGGAAACCATGTACCGGTCGACCCGGCCACACGATATTCAACGCCGGTCGACGGGGTCGGCGTGCCCGTCCCAGGAACACATTCCTGAAAATCGGCATTAGGGTTCATCACCAGCGTGCCCCCCATTCCCCTGACACACGCTGCCTTGATTAGCTGGCTCAGAGCCTCACCAGCCACATACCCTGCCACACCCCCACGCAACGCCTTCCCGAGGTTCCTGGGGGTCAGGACGCCCTTCCACGTGGCCTTGTCTTCGGGGAAGTCCTTTGGCTTGAACGGCATCTTCAAGAGATCCTGAAACACCGTGTCGCCACCAACGTTCGCCGGCCCCTGCGTCAGCCGGCCAAAGTCCCCACCAGACGGCGAAAGACCACCTAGGGCGGTTGTACCGCCAGTGCGATTGATCGACGGAGCACTGCCCTTGCCCGCCACTATCGCGTGCGCATTTCCAGCGCACAACACCATTGCAATGAGAACGCCTGCAAGCCAGTTGATCATTGCGATGACCTCGTGCCGAGGATGAACGCGAACGCACTCATCGCCCCGATAAGCAGGATGACTGCCCAGAACAGGGCGAGGAGTGCGCCGGCCAGCATGGGCTTAGACCTTGCGGATGATGCGCTTCGCCACGTCCGGGCCCTTCATCGTCAGCGCGATGGCGACGATGATCAGGGCCAGGGCTGCAATCGCCGCGGCAACGCCCGTGAGCGTGATCGAGTTCAGCAGCGTGATGATCGGGTTGGTTTCCTGCGCGAACACCGAAGCCGAGCCGGCACCGAGCGCCACCAGAGCCAGGGCCTTCGAGCCGTACTTGCGAGCGAGATTGACCGAGTTCTTCAACATGATTTTTTCCTTTAAAAGTGGCGCGGGATTGCACCGATCAGCAGCACGGCGTCTCGCCACGTTGATGCCCTGACCACTGAAATCACACCTTCCGAATCATTCCGAGCCCGATCGCCACGCCATAGCCGATCAGCCAGAACATGAACACCGCAGCAAACCCCCACCCGAACACGTGCAAGAGCACTTCCGGCGTGATACCCATCGCAGTGAAATCGACCGTTTCAAGGAACGGCAGCGAAGCCACCTTGTCGGCCGGACAGGGATCAGCATCGACCGTGCAAACGATGTACCGCATCACTCGAATTCCGCGTCCGCCATGTCTTCGAAGAACTCTCCGCAATCCGGGCACACGCCCGTATCAGCGAGATCCGGCGCGAAGTCATCGTTGTTAGTTTGAAACTCGTGGATCGGCCCCGTGAAGCCACACATATGGCAGTAGTAGCCCAACGCTTCCGACATGGCTTACCTCCGAAACAGGTTGAAGAGAAGACCGACGAGCCGGGAGGCAAAGCTCCCGACCACTCGGCGAAGGAAATACCGAATCACGGCGCGCCACCGCCGTCCAGCGGCACCGCCAGATCAGGGAATTTCAGATTGCGCTGCACTTGCTCAGCCCGTCGACGGGCAGCAGCGATGCGAGCCCGACGAGCAACTGCCCGATCACCGCAAGCCACCAGCAACCACGCGGGCGCAACAACGCACACCGCCGAGCCGACCAAGGCGAAAAACAACACAAGGTTGAACGGGACCACATCCATCATCGAGCCTCCAATTGATAGCAACTGAACACCACGCCGAGCCCACCGCAGTGATCCTGCACGGCGTCTTTTGCGGCCTCAGCATGGGTGAAGGGGGTCGCGTTGATGATGAGCGGCGTATAGCCCACACCGCCCTCACCATCAGCGCGGAGAAACGCGTTGTCTTCCGTGCTCTGCACGTAGAAGTGACGCGCCATTTCCACGATCAGACCCCCGGTTGCTTCGGCGTGCCAGCGGTCGGCACGAAGCCGTGCATCACGGTCTTCTGCGTCTTTCCGTTGGTCACGATTTCGAGGTCCGCCATGCCCTTGACCGGGAAGGGCAGATGCTTGTACTTGCCGAATTCGTCGGACTTGCCGAGCACGTATTCCGCCGCCGACGAGCCAACCGCCGTCCCCTTCGATGCATCGAGGTCGGTCAACACGTAGACCTTCGTGCTGTCGTAGTCGGTGCCCTCGAACGAGCCCTTGCTCGACTTCATGCCGAGCACCGTCACTTCACTTTTGAACTTCATGATTTACGCCTTTTCCGGTGGTTTCAAATGACACCCGCGACCGGTGCGCGAGCATTGGTGGACATGAACGCGAAAGCGTCCACAAGTCCTTGTTTGACGTTATGGGGTTGGAAGCCACGCAGCGACTTCGGCATGGGGCGATGGCGCTCAGCCAGCACCAAATCCTCAAGCCACTCGAAATCCGGCATGTGCCCAGCGATCTGCACGAGCGTGGGAGCAACAACCCGACGCAGCCAGTTCACAGCGGCTTGCACCCCGTTGGCAGCAACCTTTGTAGCGGTCGGGATCTTCACGGCGACCTCGTGATTGCAGACCCAGTGGCAGAACTCGTAGGCCCCTGCGAAGTACTGCGCCGTGTTGATCACGGCATCCCACGGGATAACCCGATTTACAGACCTAAGCTCAGCTTCGACACGGAACCACTTGCCATCCATGATTCCGAATTGATGGTCTTTTTCATAGCCACGGCAGAGCTTGCCCGACTCACGCTTGCCAATCTGAAAGGTGCGCGAGTTACCGTGCTCCCAATCGCCAATATTGGTGCACTTTGGTTTGCGATTTTGATAGCTAAAGGCATGGTCTCGATATGCGGCCACCATGTCCTCCACGGACACTTCGCCATCGTAGAAGTCACGAGCAAGATCAATTCGGGTCACCTTGGGATGCAGAGGCTGAAACGCCCCGAAAACTCGAAGCTCCCAACCGGGAACCGCGTTGGTGCAGCCCTCACCCTTCAAGGTGAAACAAACCGACCCGCGTTGACCCTCCCCACCAGCCGACACGCTGGCGACCTCATAGCCGTTCGCGTTGTTGATCGTGGTTGTGTGCTCGTAGTAATCGCGGCCAGGGCGATCCTCCCCGAGCGTGAAGCCAAGCAAGCCGGCGAAGTGCAGCGCCATCAGGCGAGCAAGGTTCGATGC